CTGGGGGTTATGCAGTTGGATCATTGCAAGACTATCTTGGGTTGCCTACTGTCGGGCAAGTGGGCGCTGGTAATACGGTTACACATTCTGCGCTCCCTGTTAGATGCTGCAACCTGATTTGGAACCAGTGGTATCGTGATGAAAATTTGCAGAATTCTTTGGTTGTAGATAAGAGCGACGGTCCTGATTCTTCACGTTCGACTAATTATGTTCTTCAGCGTCGTGGTAAACGACACGATTATTTTACAAGTGCTTTGCCTTGGCCACAGAAAGGTTCTTCTGTAACTTTGCCTTTGGGTGGTACTGCCCCTATTATTCCTAATTTGTCAACTAACAATGCGGTTGTTCCTTATTTGGCTACTACCAAATATCCTGCAAATGCAGCCGGTTTTATTTCTAACGTTAATGGCAAATTGATGCGTACGGTAGATAACGCTGAACTTGCTTTTGATCCTAATGGAACCATGGTTGCTGATCTTTCTGCTGCTACTGCCGCAACTATTAATCAGTTGCGTCAGAGTTTTCAGATTCAGAAGTTGCTTGAGCGCGATGCTCGAGGTGGTACTCGCTATACGGAAATCGTTTCGAGCCACTTCGGGGTCCGGTCTCCTGATGCAAGGCTTCAACGGCCCGAATATTTGGGCGGTGGTTCTTCCCTTATTAATATTTCTCCTATTGCCCAGACTTCTGGTACTAATGCATCTGGTACTACTGCACCGCTAGGTAATTTGGCTGCCTTTGGAACTTTTTTGCATCAAGGCCATGGTTTTACCTATTCTGCTGTTGAGCATGGTCATATTATTGGTTTTGCTTCTGTGCGAGCTGATTTGACTTATCAGCAAGGTTTGCGTAAGCTTTGGTCTCGTTCTACCCGTTACGATTATTATTTTCCTGCTTTTGCTCACTTGGGTGAACAAGCTATTTTGAATAAGGAGATTTATTGTGATGGATCATCGAATGACAACAATGTTTTTGGTTACCAGGAAAGATGGGCTGAACTACGTTACAACCCTTCCCAAATCACAGGACTCTTTAAGTCTACTTCTGCGGGTACGATTGACGCTTGGCATTATTCTCAGAAATTTACTTCGTTGCCTACGCTTAATTCCACGTTTATTCAAGACAATCCGCCGTTGGCACGTAACCTTGCCGTGGGTTCTGCTGCTAATGGTCAGCAGCTCTTGCTTGACGCGTTTTTTAATATAACGGCCGCTCGTCCGTTGCCGATGTATTCAGTGCCTGGTTTGATTGATCATTTCTGATTATGAGTATTTGGTCTGCTATTGGTGCGGGTCTCGGGTACGCTTCTGGCGTACCCGGTATGGCTGCTATTGGTGCTAGTGTTGGTGGTGGTATTGATCGTAATGCCGCTGCCCAGGAGTCTGCTCAACAAGCGCAGGCTTTTTCTGCAAGTCAGTATGCTTCTAGGTATCAAACTCAAGTTAAAGATATGGAAGCTGCCGGTTTGAATCCTATGTTGGCTTATACGCAGTCGCCTGGGGCTTCGCCTCAGGGTGTAACGTATCAGCCAACTAATATTGCTGAACGTGTTCCAACTGATTATTCTTCTGCTTATAACGTTGAACGTGAAGGTGAAAGAATTGAAGCTGATACTAGGCTTAAAGGCGCTCAGCAACAAGCACAAGAGTCTATGTCCAAGTTGAATGATGCGCAGCGAGATGTTGCTAATCAGTCTGCTGAAAAGATTAAAGAGGAGATTGTTAACGTCAAGTCTGATAATGCACGTATTCGCGCTTTGACTGATAATTTGATTGAAGAAAAGCAAGTTATCATGAAGCAAGGTTGGAACCTTACTGAGCAAGGTAATGTTTTACGCGCTACTGTTGATAAGTTGCGCGCAGAAATTCCTTTTTTGAATAGTAAAGGTTTGTTAGCTGAAGCTCAAAAGCTTTTGACTGATGCTGAAACTAAGCTTAAAGGTTTTGATATTGCATCTGCCGAAAGAGCAGATAATTTTGGTCGTGATGCTCAACAATATCGAATCTTGCTCGATATTGCTAAGTTAATTCTCGGTCGTCGTTAAATGTTTTTTGATTGGAGTTTTCATATGTCTGTTTTTCTTCGTTCTCCTTACAATTATGATGTTGACCAGGTCTCTAATGAGACTGGTCTTCGCTGTGATGATCATTCGCTGACTCAGCAACAATTTAAAGAGGAAGCTGATATCAATACGATTGTTGATCGTTTTCTTAAGTCTGGCGTTTTGCCTACGGCAGCTACAATGCCCCAGTATGTTGATTACGAAGGTGTTTTTGATTTTCAATCCGCTATGAATGTTGTTCGCCGGGCGGATGAGAACTTTATGCGTTTGGACGCTAAAGTACGCGCGCGATTTAATAATTCGCCGCAAGCGTTTTTGGAGTTTTTTGCAAATCCTGAAAACGCTGATGAAGCCATTCGTTTGGGATTGGCAATCCCTACAAGTCCCTCTACTGTCGCGCAAGCGACAGTAGAGGCTACGCCGTCTAAGGCGGAATGAGCTAATATGGGCACAGTGCATTACTTGATGTAACTGTGCCCATTGACACCAATTACCAAGGAGATCCAATGAAACCGCTAGCCCGTAACCCCGTAAATAAACACAGCTCTGCTTCGCATTTTCGTCGTAACGTAGGCCGTACCCAGATTGCCAATTTGGTTGCCGGCCCAATGCGTGGTGGAATTCGACTGTAAGGTATTGTGTGTACTGCCCTTTGGTCACATCCTTCACACGGCCCTATCAAGTGCGGTCAATGTCTGGAATGCAGGCTAGCTTATTCGAGAGAGTGGGCTATCCGTATTACGCACGAGCAAATGATGCACGAAAAATCTTGTATGCTGAACCTCACGTATGATGATGATCACTTACCTGAACATGGACAGCTGTGGAAGGATGACCTCCAACGTTTTTTTAAACGTTTACGCAAAAAATTCAAATTTCGTTATGTAGCGAGTGGAGAGTATGGAGAAAAAACCAGACGTCCTCACTTTCATATTGCGTTGTTTGGAGTGGACTTTAGTGATGATCGCGTGCTTTTTGGTCGTGCTTCTGGTGGTGACCGGACTTACATTTCTAGTTCAGTTACTGAGCACTGGAAATACGGTAATCACCTCATCGGAACTCTCAATTTTGAGAGCGCTGCCTATATTGCGCGATATATCATGAAAAAACTCAAAGGGCCTAATGTCTCACCTGTGCCCTTGGCACATCTTGAAGGTGGTGAGATCATTCTTCCGAATCCCGAATTCATGCTAATGTCTAAGGGGATCGGTAAAGGATGGTTTAAAGACTATTTTATGTCTGATGTTTTCCCTACTGGTTCTGTTGTGACTTCGCAAGGATCACGCGCTCCAGTTCCCCGTTATTACAAAACTTTGTTAAAGGAGGTAGGTCATGATTTAGCTTTAGAAATGCAGTTTCGCTCGTCGGTGAGAGCCGACATGGATGCAGAGCGTAATATGTATGAGAATTTACCCATCCGCAAAATTGCGAGGCAATCTGTAGTAGATGCTCGCTTAAATCAATCAAAACGAACTCTTTAAGGTCTAATATGTTGCAATTTGTAGTTTCTGTTCAAGATCGCGCTTCTGGCGTTTTTATGCGTCCTTTTTTCGTTGCTCATCGCAACGTTGCTATTCGGGATTTCACTGATGAAGTTAACCGTAAAGCTGATGACAACCAGCTTAATAAGCATCCCGATGATTTTGATTTGTATTTGTTGGGCCAGTATGATGATAATACCGGTGATTTTCACACTGAAGATGGCCCTGTAGTCCTGGTTCGTGCCAAGGACGTTATTAATTCAGCAGTTGCCGCTGTTTGACCCTTGCACCCCCTTTTGGGGGTGCTTTTTTTTAACTTTTGGAGTTATTAATGTTTCACAACCAGTCTGCTTCATCGCACAGTTTTGCGATGGTTCCCAAGTCGGATATTCCGCGTTCTCGTTTTCAGATGCAAAAGACTTTGAAAACTTCTTTTGATTCTGGCTATCTTGTGCCCATTATGTGTGAGGAGGTACTACCTGGTGACACTTTCAACGTTAATGCAACGCTTTTCGGTCGCTTGGCAACCCCCATTTTTCCGGTTATGGATAATCTCCATATCGACACGCAGTTCTTCTTTGTACCTAATCGTTTGGTCTGGAACAATTGGGTTAAATTTATGGGGGAGCAAGAGAATCCTGCCGATTCGATTTCTTACTCTATCCCGCAACAAGTTTCCCCAGCTGGGGGTTATGCAGTTGGATCATTGCAAGACTATCTTGGGTTGCCTACTGTCGGGCAAGTGGGCGCTGGTAATACGGTCTCACATTCTGCGTTGCCTGTTAGAGCCTGCAACCTGATTTGGAACCAGTGGTACCGTGACCAAAACCTTCAGAATTCTTTGCCTGTTGATATGGGTGATGGTCCTGATACTACGCCTTCCACTCGTTATACGCTTCAGCGTCGTGGTAAACGACACGATTATTTTACGAGTGCATTGCCTTGGCCTCAGAAAGGTCAGTCTGTTTCAGTTCCTTTAGGTCAGACTGCTAGAGTTATTTCTGACGCTTCAGCTGGAGGTGGTGGTGGTTATAATTTTTCTGCTTTTAAGTTAACACCGGGTTCAGCTGCTGGAGCTCCTTTGCAAGCTAGTATTTGGAGTGGTGATAAATTATTTAATTTGCCTGGTTCTGGTGTTACTGATACACAGTTGTTTTGGGCTTCTAGTCAATCTACTGGTATTGGTACTGGTCTTGTTGCTGATTTGTCCCAAGCTACAGCTGTAACTATTAACCAGTTGCGTCAGAGTTTTCAGATTCAGAAGTTGCTTGAGCGCGATGCGCGAGGTGGTACACGA